CGCATATGCCGCGCAGGCTTATTTGGCTGCTGGAGTTGGCCCGGTCAACGTTGTTCGTCTGGTGGGAGCCCAAGACCCCGCTGCCTCCACTACTGGTAAGGCCGGCTGGGATACAACCAACACCGTATCGGACATTGCTTCGTCTAACGGCGGCGCATATGGTCTTTGGGTGATAAACTCAGGAAACTATAGCTCTTCTGCTGGTTTTGAAACAGATGCTGGCTACGGTGTGCTCGCCGGCAATACTGGCTCTCTCGCAGCTATTTTCTACATCGACGCTGGAGCCATTCGTTTGTCGGGCAATGTCGTGGCCGGCACTATGACCCCGGAAGCTGGTGCATCGGTTACTGCCTCTGCTGCTCAGATGATCGAGTCGGACGACGAGGGTAACTTTACAATTGAGGTTCTCGACGACTCCTCAAACATTACTGATAAAAAGACAGTGAGCTTCCACCGCGACTCGGAAAGAAACATTCGTAAAGTTTTCAACACCAACCCGCAGCGTGTTAATACTAACTTCACTGATTCGGTTAATACTAAGAAATATTGGCTTGGTGAGACTTTCGAAAGATACATTAACGATAATGTAGACGGAACCAAAAAGTTCGGCTTTATCTCCTCGCTCTCGGATAGCACTTATGACCGTGCCGACATGAGAGGCGAAGTCACAGACGCATACAGTGGCTGGTTCTTCTGTCAGGATGCTGGTGGAGCCTTCGGATCGTTTAACCCCACGACTCAGACACGTTTGTTTAAGTTTGCTGGTATTAACAACTATGGTGAGTGGCTCAACGGGAATGTTAAGATAGGTATTTCCGACATCAAGGGCCCTAGAAACAAAGATAACGATTACGGAACCTTTACTGTTGAAGTTAGAAAAGCAAGCGACACTGATGTTAATCCTGAATTCTTGGAGAGATACACTAACGTTAACTTGAATCCTAATTCCTCTGATTTCATTAGTGCTCGTATTGGTGATCAGTACAACAAGTGGGACAATGATAAGAAGCTGTATAGGACTTATGGAAAATACCCGAATCTTTCGAAATATATCAGGGTTGTTCCAAATGTGAACCTAGAGGCAATCATGCAGGACAATCCTCAGCTTGTGCCTTTCGGTATTCTTGGACCCCCCAAATTCTCAGATTTCAGAATTGCAAGTGGTTCACTCGTTGTTCTGAAGTCCAACGTTACAGGTAACGATGGTGGTGGTGCTGGTGAAACACACCCACAGCCCTTCATCCGTGCAGGCGGCGATATTCCATTTGGGCCTCCCGAGTTTGACGGTGCCGCTGGCCTTAATCTTATTGATTGGCGCCAACCCGGCGCTTCGGGCTCGTTCTCTTGGCCCGGCGTTGCAACTCGCCTCTCGGCCTCCGATGGCCGTGCAAGTGTTGGGAACGCCTACTTCGGTGTCGACTCGGGTATCTCTTCGACAGATCCTACTTACGACCCCGGATATGTTGATTATATGAGAGCCCTCCCTGTTTCGCTCTATGCGAACAGCGATACCGTTGATTTCAACGAGGGTGGCCTCAACAATGCTTATCTGGACTTCTCTTGGGCAGTTTCGTTAGACGACGTGGTGTGTACAACTAGCTCCGCTGGTCTTATCACCGCTGCTTACTGGGTCTCCGGTTCGCGAGCAAGACAAAACTCTTGGACTTCTCTGTCTGGTAACACCGGCATGAATGCAGGTGGAACTTGGGAGCAGTTGCTTGATAAGGGTATCAACCGTATTGTGTCTCCAATGTTTGGTGGCTTCAATGGGTTGGATATCACTGAAGCAGAGCCTTTCCGGAACACCAGACTTGACGATGCATCCGAGGCAGAGGCTGATAACTATGCTTACTACTCTGTTAAGAGAGCTATCCACACGATTGCTGATAAAGAGCGCTTGGAAACGAACATCGTTACCATGCCCGGTATCACAAACGAGTCTCTTACTTCTCGCCTGATCAATACTTGCGAGGGTCGTGGTGACGCTCTGGCGATCATCGACCTCAAGGGCACACATCAGCCCCCGGCAGAATCGACCTCCACGGAGGATTCGAGAAAGTCCGATATCGATACTACTATCAGTAACCTGACCAACAGAAGAATCAATTCTTCTTATGGCTGCGCTTACTATCCTTGGGTTGATATCCGTGACTCGCTTAAGAGTGTCCGTGTAAGGGTTCCGCCGTCTGTTGTGGCTCTAGGAACGTTTGCTAGCACCGAAAAGACAGCCGACCTTTGGTTCGCGCCCGCTGGTTTCAACCGCGGCGGCCTGTCTGAAGGCGCCGGTGGCCTCCCTGTGGTGGGTGTCGAGCAGAGACTGACCTCTGAAGACAGAGACAAGCTTTACGAGCGTAACATTAACCCGATTGCCTCCTTCCCGTCCGAGGGCGTTGTGATTTTCGGCCAGAAGACGCTTCAGGTCACACCGAGTGCCTTAGATAGAATCAACGTCAGAAGAATGTTGATCTTCCTCAAGCACGAAGTTGGCTCAATCGCAAACACTATTCTGTTTGATCCAAACATCAAAGTTACTTGGGACCGTTTCCGCTCCAGAACCGAAAGGCTGTTGAGAAATGTCCAGTCAAGATTTGGTATCACGGACTTCAGGGTTGTCCTTGACGAGTCCACTACCACGCCTGACTTGGTTGATAGAAACATTCTTTACGCCAAGGTCTTGGTGAAGCCCGCAAGAGCCATCGAATTTATCGCGATCGACTTTGTTATCACCAGAACGGATGAAAATTTAGAAGAACTCTAATTAGAGATAGGAGAAAGATTTAATGGCAGACAATTTTTGGACAAACAGTACAGCCCAAGACCCAAAAAGAAAATTTCGATTTACAGTCACTTTTACTAATTTGGGTGGAGGACTGATTTGGTACGCAAAGACGGTAACCAAGCCAAAAGTTACTTTTGGTGAGGCAGAGCACAATTTTCTGAATCACAGATTCTACTATCCCGGCAGGGCTGAGTGGGATCCGGTCACGGTGACCTTGGTTGACCCTATTTCGCCCGACGCTGCCGGTTCTCTCCTTAAATTGGTAGCAGACGCTGGCTATGCACTCCCAGCCGGCGTCAGTTCTCTGGTTCCCGGCAGGGGATTAAGTTCACCGTCTAAACAAACATCGGTTGACGCTCTTGGCGAGATTAAGTTCGATCAGATCGATTCTCTTGGAGATTCGGTGGAAACTTGGACCCTTAATAACGCTTGGCTCAAAGACGTTGCTTTCGGCGATTTAGATTATACATCTGATGATTTAACAGAGCTTACTTTAACGGTCCGTTATGACTGGGCTTCGTTCGAGTCGCCGACCACCGGGAAACTGTTTAAATTACAATAGGTGAGCCATGGCTTTTGGCGACTTTCTAGTACAATCGCATTATGAACCAAAACAGAACTATCGGTTTATTGTGCAGATGGGTGACCCAGCTAGAATCATGTGGGAAGCGAAAACTGTAAACAAACCAAAGTTAAGCTTTAGTGTAGTCGAACTTAATAATGTCGACGGCACGTCTGTTTATTACCCGGCATCCCCAAGTTGGGATCCATTGAGCATCACATTTATGGCTGG